GGGGGCGTGCCGCGTGCCGCCGAACATGGAGCCGTCACGCCCGGGAACGTCCACTAGGTTCGTCTCCCACATGGAGAGCGAGCGCGTTGCGTGGCGCTCGATGGTGAAGGAGTCGGACAGCACGTGGCCGTCGAACGTCAACTGGTAGTTCACAGCGCCACCCTCCTTTGCCGTGCCACCTGCATGCTAATTGCGCGGGCTATCGCTTGGATGTCGCTGTCGCTGCGCACTACGAACGTGTTTCCAGTAACGGTCACGCCTGACGTGCCGACACGCGACGCAACCTCGTCGGCAAACCTCGTCATGAGCCTGCCTTGCTGGGGCAAGACCATCTCGGGGCCAGCCTCGCCAACGCCGATGACGCTGGGTTGGTCGAAGAAGCCGCCCGTTTTCCACCATCCGTCGAAGCTGACTGACGGAATCTTAACCACGCCACCGAGGATGCTTCTCCACGACACGGAGAAGTGCGGCAGCGGGATGTGCGGCATGCTCGGCTTCGGCCACGAGATTTTCGGGAAGCTTGGCCTGAAATTCTTGACCTTATTCCAGATTGTGTCGAGTGCGCCCTGGATTGAGCCAATCACGGGGGCCGCAATCTTCGGGAATGCCGGCTTGAATCCAGCGATCGCGGTGCGCATCTCGCTAATCTTCGATGAGATTGTGGTCTTGATGCTGTCCCACTTCGCGCTCGCGTTCGACTTCACGTTGTCCCACGCGTTACTAATGCTCGTCTTGATGCCGTTGAGCCTAGAGCCGATGTCGTTCTTAACGCCATCGACCTTGGTTGAGATTGTCGATTTGATGCCGTCCCACTTTGAGGAAACGGTTGACTTGATATTGTCCCATGCGGTCGAGAGCGTGGTCTTGATGTTCTCGACCTTGGTGGCAATGGCGGTCTTGATTGCGTCCCACTTTGCTTGCAAGTTGGTCTTGATGCCGTCCACCTTATCGGAGACTGACTTCTTGATTGCGTCCCACTTCTCGGAGATGGCCTTCTTGACGTTCTCCCATGCCCTCGACGCCACGTTCTTTATCTCATCCCACGCCTTCGAGAGCGCGTTCTTGAGCGCGTCAAGCCATCCGGGCAGACGTTCCTTCACCGCGTTGTAGAAGCCCTTGATAAGCCCAGGGAACGCCTTGACCGCGTTCTTCACGATGCGCCCGAGCACCTTCATAGCGTTCGACGCCGCCGTCGTGACGGAGTCCACGAGCTGCTGCGTCACCGCGTCCATGTCGGCGTTGTCCTTGCCCAGTTCGGTGAGCCAGTTAGTCCAGCTCGCCTTCATCATGTTCGCGCTGCCCTCGACGGTGCCAGCGGCTTCCATCGCCGTTGTCCCAGCGATGCGCTGCTCTTCCTGAATCGTGTGAATAGCGTCGATAACGTCCGAGTAGTTGTCGATGTCGTAGTGGACTCCGCTGATGGCCTCGGCATCCTCGAGCAGCCGCTGCATCTCTTCCTTGGTGCCGCCATAGCCAAGCTTGAGGTTGTCGAGCATGGTGTAGTTCTGCTTGGCGAAGCCCTGATAGGCGTTCTGGATGCTGCTTATGTCGGTTCCGAACACGTTGGCGTTGTCGGACATGTCGCGGATGGCCTTGTCCGCTTGGTCAGCGGCCTTGGCTGTGTCACCGCCTAGCGAGCTGATGAGCGACGCTGAGAACCCCGTCACCGTCTCCATGTACCCGTTGGCCGACATTCCAGCCGTCTCGAACGCGCGAGCGGCGTTCTGCTCGACGGCACCCGATGCGCTGCCAAACAGCTTGTTTACGCCGCCTGACAGTTGCTCGTAGTTCGAGTAGGCATCCAGCGCCTGCTTGCCGACTTCGCCTATCTTCTTGGCAACCTCGACCAGACCCAGGGCCGCGACGATCTTGCCAGCCATGCCAGCGAACGAGCTGAGCATGCCGTCACCGAACATCGTGCCGCCCTGCGAGCCTGTGGACTCGAGCGCCCCAGTCACCTCTGACGCAAAGCCCTTGTCCATCTTCGGCATGATGGTTACGTAGGCACTTCCGACCTCAGCGTTTGCCATTAGGAGTCACCTCCGTAGTACCACTCGTCAAAGTTAGCGATTGGTATCGGGTCTTTGCCCACACGCTGCGCGCCGTCCTTGACTCCAGGGCGCGCAAGCGGCTTGGGCTTCTTGGGCTTCGCGCCGTGGGCGCGAAGGTATGAGTATTGGATTGACGAGAGCTGGTCGTAGATGGCGGCGAGCAGCATGTCATTGCGCATGCCGCTCAACCACTCGTTGTCTGGCTCCATCTCCCGCTTGAGCGCGGAGTCAGGTGGCAGATACCGCACAAACGAAAGCAGGGCGCTCATTGGGAGCGCCCCGCCTATGTCGCGCAGTAGGTAGCGCGTCTTCGTCATGAGGTCGTATTCAAGCGCCCTACCGTGTTGAGCCACCACCACGGCAAGGCTTAGGATTCCCCCAGCTCAGGCTCGTTCAGCTTCTCGCGCTCCGCGCTCCAGACCTTGAGCAGACGGGACAGCTGATCATCGCCCAGCTTGTAAATCACGTCACCGAGATACTTGGCGAAAAACGCCTTGAAGCCGTCGCTCGGGTCATCATCGCCGCCGACAATTGCCATGTCAGCGTCATTGAACGTGACGGGTAGCTGCTTTTCCTCGCCAGCGATGTTGACGAGGATGTACGGGCGCTCGATGCTGTCAAAGTCGATGCGCGCAACCTGTGCCATGCGGACTCCTTCTAGGCGCTCGTCACGCCATCGTCGTAGTAGAAGTAGATGCTCTTGCCAGCCTCGTCCATGTTGCAGTCAAGCGACACAGACCACGAGATAGGCTCGTTGGCGACGAACGAAATCTCGCCATCAAGCGTCGGCTGCGCGTTTGGAAGCACCAGACGGATACGCTGGTTGCCGTCCTTCATGTTGAAGCACCACGCCTTAGCGGGTGCCAGCTCGGGGCCAATGGCAACCTGGATGAGCGTGCCTGCGCTGGACGTGGCTGCGGTCTTGGTCACGTTGGACTCGCCGAAGATTGCGCACAGGGAGTTGTAGTCGGTCTGCACGAACGTGAACGTTACAGTGCCAGTGAAGTCCTCGAGCAGCGTGCGGATGTGACCGAGCGACCAGTCTTGGATGCTCGTCGTTCCGTGTTCGATGGACAGAGAAACACCGTCTGTAGAGACGTAGCCGCCGCTCGTCCACGTTGCTGCGGGAAGCGCCGTCTTAGCGTCGGTGGGCATGGCGGCGGTGATTGCCGCCCAGTTGACCGCGCCAACGGTGCTGGATTGGTCAGGAGCGCCGACTACGACGTTCACTGCGTTAATGGACATTGTTTCCCCCTTTCGGTGGGGTTAGTTGCTGTAGATGTTGGTTGCAATGTCGAAGCTGACCTGCCACACGAAACCACCGCCGTCGATAAGACCAAGCTGCGTGATTTCGGGCGTGCCAACTGCGTTGATGTGCTCGTTGGCACCAGTGATGGACGGGAGTGCAAGCGCAAGGTCGAACGCCGTTGACTCGCCCTCAGCGTCACTCTCAGCCCAAATCTGGACGGTGTATCGCGGGTAGTCGTGCGGATAGGTGCACTCGCCGCCAGTGCGGTTGACCACCGCGAACGGGTATGGCCCTTCGGCCTGCGGATAGGTCGCGGCGGGCATGGACAGCGCGTCAGCCGTCCAATTGACCACCACCTCTAGCGAAGACCACATGGCTTACCCCCTCATAGCCTTGAGCAGCGTCATATGACGCGCGTTGGAGTTCATGGCATGTCGGTCACCAGTAGCGACGTAGGCATGGCAGCGAACCTTGCCGGGGCGGGCCTTGCGCAGGACGTATCCGCTCGCGTCGTACAGCCCGCACGCGACGCTATGGATTCTCGCCGCATACATGTTGACCACCTGCTGTGCGCCCGACGAGTTGAGCAGCACCGCCTTGAACGCGGGGTTAGCTTTAAACTTGACGTTAGCCGTCATACGCCTGCACCTCCACGGGGAGGTAGAGCGAGCCTGGGGCAAGCGACGGCACGTAGGCTTCGGGGATGCCGACCACACTGAACGTGCCAGCCCACGGAGCGGGAAGAGACACCTTAGCGCCGCGAAGCGACTGAGGGTCTGTCCATTCCTTCGTGAAGTGGAGCGTGAGGTCAACGCGCACACCCTCAGGTCTTGACTCGCTGAGGTCGTTCGTTGAGCCGGGGGCGACGAGCACCTGCGCCTGCACAGGCGGACGATAGTCCTCGATATGGTTGCCGAGACGGTCTTTCGCACCCCAATTCCTGAGATAGACCGTCGCGGCCACTGTCGGCCACATAAACTACCGCCCAGCCATAAGGCCGCACCCGATGCGCCCTCCCCCGATGCCCAGCAGGGCCATTTCGGATGGGAGCATCTTAGGAGTGCCGTAGGTTGACGCGAAGCTGTACGTGCGTGAGTACGGACCCGCCGTCGCGGTGAGCGCCGTGATACCAACGGGAACATCGGACACGCCGTCCTGTCCAGTGGGCATGACACGGTTTGCCATAGAGCGGCAGACGATCATAAGCCGCTCCGCGAACGTCGCTGACGGGTCGGAGTAGTCCACGCCGCGCCTGTCCAGCTCGGCTTGGATGGTGGCCGTGCAGTCGTTCAGGCACTCTTGGAGCAGCGATTCGTCGGCAACCTCGCCGAACCTCGCTTCGTATTGCTCGATGGTCGCGTATGACACGACGGCCACCCCCTTAGTTACTTGTCTTGCGGCTTCTGCGTCTTGCGCGGAGCGCGGCGCTTGGGAGCTGGCTTAGGCTCTGCTGGGACGCAGCCGAACTTGATGAGTCGCGGCGCGTCCTCGTCGGACGCGAGGAAATGCAC